GGTGGTCCGTTCAGGGGCCGCAGGGCGAAGGAGGGTACTTGATAGTATTCGACCTAGAAACGGACGGGCTTCTGCCTGAGGTCAGCAAAGTCCACACGCTGACGCTGTACGACACGGAGACCAACACGTACACCACCTTCGACAAGGAGCGGGTACCTATTGGTATCAACAAGGTCATGGAAGCCAAGGCTATCTGTGGCCACAACGTCATCGGGTATGACCTTCCGGTGATCCAGAAGATCTACGGAATGATACCAATCGGTATTGTTCGGGATACACTTGTGCTCTCAAGGCTGGCGTATCCAGAGATCAAAGAGTTGGACTTCGCTCTGCTCAAGCAAGGCAAGTTCCCCGGCAATCTGATCGGTCGCTACTCCCTTGAAGCATGGGGCCACAGGCTCGGTGAGTACAAGGGTATCAAGATGACTGACTTCAGTGAGTGGACACAGGAGATGAGCGACTACTGTGCACAGGACGTGAAGGTCACAGCCACGCTCCTCAATAGGTGCAAAGGCAAGGGCATCCCCGAAGGTGCTATTGAACTGGAGCATCAGGTAGCCACCATAGTTCAACGACAGGTGGAGCACGGGTTTTGCTTCGACAAAAATCAGGCCGAAAAATTTTATTCGGAACTGCTCAAGAAGCAAAAGGCTCTAGGCGCAAAACTTGCAGAGTTTTTTCCACCGTGGACAACCGAGACTATCTTCGTTCCCAAGCGGAACAACAAGACGCTCGGGTACATCAAGGATCAACCCTTCACCAAGGTAAAGATCATTGAGTTCAACCCCGGCTCACGAGCACACATCGCTAACCGTTTGACCACCCTGTATGGCTGGAAGCCAACGGAGTGGACGGACGATGGCTCACCAGCGCTGGACGAAGAGGTCTTAAAGACTCTTCAGTATCCAGAGGCACCCTATCTGGCTGAATACTTCCTGATCTCCAAACGGATCGGACAACTGGCAGAGGGCAAGGAAGCGTGGCTCACTAACGTCCAGAAGGACGGGCGTATCCACGGCTCAGTCAACACTATCGGGGCAGTAACAAGGAGAATGACGCATGCCCACCCTAATGTGGCACAAGTTCCAAGAGTTGGTACTCCTTATGGGCTTGAGTGTAGAAGCCTCTTTCACGCTCCTGAGGGGCATGTCTTGGTGGGCATTGACGCTAGCGGCCTTGAGTTGCGCTGTCTTGCTCACTACATGGCGGCATATGACAATGGTGCCTACGTACAAGAGTTGCTTAAGGGAGACATACACACAAGCAATCAGCGATTGGCAGGATTACCTGATCGTAACAGTGCAAAGACATTTATCTACGCCTTCCTGTATGGAGCAGGTGATCTCAAAATCGGGAGCATTCTTGGAAAGGGATCTGCGGCGGGCAAGAAGGTTAAGACACAGTTCCTTGACAGCCTACCGGCACTGGCTAGCCTTAAGTCTGTGGTTGAAACTGTTGCGAAAGAGAAAGGAGTTCTACGCTCCCTTGATGGAGCAGCAATCAAAGTAAGATCACAGCACGCGGCCCTCAACACGCTACTGCAAGGCGCAGGAGCAATCATCATGAAGAAGGCGCTGGTCGTTACCGACCACTTGCTTCAAACCTCTGGTCTAATACCGGGGGATGACTACGAGTTCGTGGCTAACATCCACGACGAGTGGCAGATAGAATGCAAGGACGTCCTTGGGCGCATCGTAGGAGACTGCGGCGTCAAGGGATTAGTAAGGGCTGGAGAGTTGTTCAACCTCAGATGCCCCTTGGACGGCATGTTCAAGATTGGCAAGACATGGGCAGACACCCATTAAGGAGCAGCAAGATGCCTGATCACATCGATCACCCCGTGCACTACACCCAAGGAATCGAGTGCATAGATTATATCAAGAGTCACAAGATGAACTACATGGAAGGCAACATCATCAAGTACGTCACCCGCTACAAGTTCAAGGGCGGAGTTGATGATCTCCGCAAGGCCGAGTGGTACCTCAAGAAACTGATGGAAACCATTGCGTTGGACAACTCGTGGCCCTCAGTAGAGGAGTGCTCCAAGCCCCTGTACCTCGCGGAAGACATGGTTGCGGAAGACGGCAACGGATGGGATGTCAAGGAATACGAGAAAGAGAAAGAACGTGAGATGGCACAGGAAACCCTGCAAGCCATGCAGGAAGCACGGCGTGCGGCGGGGCGAGGCGAGGACATCATCTGTTCCTCTGGGACGTGCGACAACTACATCAAGCCCCACTTCCCCGGGGTCCGCTTCTAATGGCGAAGCCTCTGTCACTACTGATCGATGGAGACATCGTACTCCATAGGTTCGGCCACGCGAACCAAGTAAGCGTGGACTGGGAAGGCAAGGGAGGCCCTAAGTCTATCGCTATTAGTGAGATATCAGGCGCCCTCCTCAGTGTCGATGAGTTCATACAAGGACTCTCCGACAAGTTCAAGGGGGCAGAGCCCATCATCTGCTTCTCGGGCAGACGGAATTTCCGTTATGCAGTGCTTGAGAGTTACAAGTGGAACAGGAAGAACCTTGAGAAACCTGTTCTCTTCAACGCTATCCAAGACTACTTGCGCGCTTCCTACACATGCCTGATGCAGGATGTGCTGGAGGGCGACGACCTTATGGGTATCCTCTCCACTGCGGAGCGAGGCAAGTACATCATCTGTTCCATTGACAAGGACATGCTCCAGATACCGGGGCGTCACTACAACTGGAACACAAGGCGTAGGTCTATCGTTACGGTACACCAAGGCAACCATTTCTTCTACAGGCAAATCCTGACCGGTGATCCCGGTGACGGCTACACAGGCATCCCCGGCTGGGGGCCTGTGAAGACCGACAAAGTGTTAGACAGGTTAGAGGGCCAGCCCCATGATGTCTATTGGAAGGTCATCACCGAGGCTTACAACTCGGTTGGTCTTTGCGAGGCTGACGCTATAACCCAAGCAAGAGTAGCACGTATCCTCCGTCATAGAGAGTACGACTTCGATACGAAAGAGGTAAAACTGTGGACACCTTAAGGATTGCCTACGCGTTCTTCATCGAACCGGAGGACGGCAAGAAGTATATTGACTACCACCCGTGGGTCAACTTCGAAGACTTGAGAAAACGTTATCTGTTCCTCAAGGGTCCGCGGAAGTTTGGCGAGAAGGCATGACCCCATATCAAGAGTTCATTTACAAACGTTCCTACGCCAGATGGATTCCCGAACTGGGAAGGAGAGAGGAGTGGTCCGAGACAGTTGACCGATACGATACCTTCTTCGGATCTAAGGTACCAGATGCCCTTGTGGAACAGTTCTCTACAGCCATGGACATGGTGCATGCCTGTGATGTTATGCCTTCAATGCGAGCCTTGTGGAGCGCAGGAGACGCACTGCACAATGACCATATCGCAGGATACAACTGTGCCTACACAGCCATAGATAGTGTCAAGACATTCAGTGAGATCCTGTACATCCTAATGAATGGTGCTGGCGTTGGGTTCTCAACCGAACGCCAGTACATCAACAAACTCCCTGCTGTGCCACAGTATCTCGCCAAGTGCGAAGCGTGGGAGCATCAGGTACAGGACAGCAAACTTGGGTGGGCGGAAGCGTACCATGAACTGCTCATCAATTTGTATGACGGGAAGATCCTTCATCTTGATCTGTCCTTGATCAGGCCTAAGGGCGCGGTTTTGAAGACCTTCGGTGGCAGAGCATCAGGTCCTGAGCCCCTCCTTTTGTTGATCAAGTTCACAGTAAACACCTTTGCAAGAGCCGTTGGACGCAAGTTGAACTCCCTTGAAGTCTACGACCTCGTGTGTATGATCGCGAATTGCGTAGTGTCAGGAGGAGTGCGCCGAAGTTCCACCATCAACCTCAGCAACCTCACGGATATCCGCATGAGGGATGCTAAGGTCGGGCAGTTCTACATTGAGCACCCCCAGAGAATGCTCAGTAACAACTCGGTAATCTATACTGAGAAGCCAGACATCGCCATCTTCATGGAGGAGTGGCTTCATCTCATGCGAAGTGGATCAGGCGAAAGGGGGATCATCAATCGTGAATCGCTTATGGGAACCTCTGAACGGATCGGTCGTGACCCAAGAGACTTCGGAACCAACCCCTGCGGAGAAATCATCCTCAGAAATAAACAGTTCTGCAACCTCACCGAAGTCATCGTCAGGCCCCACGACACCGTGGCAACGCTACGAAGAAAAGTTAGAGCGGCTGTGTTGCTTGGGTGCCTCCAAAGCAGTCTCACCACCTTCCAGTATCTCTCGCCTGAGTGGCACACCAACTGCGAGGAGGAGAGGCTCCTTGGCGTTAGCCTGACAGGGCTGATGGACAACATAGGGATCTGGAACGACCTCAAGACATTGAGAGAAGGAGCATGGCAGGATGCTAAAGTCTTTGCGAAGGAACTCAATATGGTTTGCCCCAAAGCCATTACGTGT